CAGAACTGTCAAACAAAACAGAGCCAGACACATCTCCGCTTAATGCAATTATATGAGAACCGAGCAAATTTGAAACAGTGTCGTTGTACCAATCAAGACCATCAAATGCAAGAACGTCGCCAGTACTAGCTGTGCTGATGTATACGTTATTAAGCTCTTCGACTGTTGGGAATTCTGGTGTGAGCGTTACTTGAATCCAAGAACCTGAGTAATAGGTATAAAGCTCAAGTTCGCTTGAGTTGTACCAGAGGTCGCCGACTCTTATCTCGTCAGTAGGTTCCGTGTCCGAGACTGTAATGAAGTGGATTGTTTCGTTAATCCAAGCAGAAGCAGAGTTCTTGTAAACAAGGAAATCTCCCTCTTCTACATCACTGATTGTTACGTCGCCAATGTCGTTTAGACTGTTGATTGTCGGTATCGATGCCCACTCAACGCCGGCAGATGCAGAAGTGCTTGCTTTTAGAAAGTATCCGTTTGGACCAACACCGAGTCGCAAGAGATTTGTTCCATCAGTAGTGAGCAGGTCGCCTTTAGTAGTAAGTTTGCTTACGAGTTCATTGGCTTCGTCTGCATCATTCGCCGTAAAAACTGGATAGATGACCGAGCCAATTGGGTGCTCTGAAGCAGTGGTGTCGTCTTGGGCTCTAACTAGCGTAAGAGTTGAGCCAGAGATAGTTGCAAGACACTTTTCTTCATAAATAGAAGATGGGTTTATGACAACATAAAAAGGGACACCAGCAATTGATGGCCAGCCAGTAGTAGCTGCGATGTCAACAGATGTTCCAGCAACACCTAGAAGTGTTGTTGTAGTCGTGTTGCGCGAAGCACCCGAAAATTGTCTTCTGATAAATGCAGCCATAATTACTCCTATTTTACTCCATGTCAACTAACGAGAGCCTGAATGCCCCAGTATCCAGCTGTAATACCTTGAATTGGGTCTTGGTCGTAAAGCGCTGTCTGTCCAGATACACCAGAGCCACTTGCAGTGCGAATATTGGTCACCAGTCTTATTGCTGAATCACCAGCCGTTGCTCCACCAGATGCAGTTGCCGACCTAAGGAACGTAATGACTTCACTGAGATTGCTCGAAGAGCCAGCTCCGCTTCCAGACGCTGTTCTTGGCGCTGTGTGCAAACCAATTGCAGTATCGCCAGCAGTAGCTCCACCAGTAGCTGTTCCTGAACGAATATTGCTATAAAGAGTCGAGTTGCTTGAGCCGCCGACCCCAGCAGCAGATGCAGTGCTGTAGACAGTTCTGAGTTGTGTTGAAGACTGACCACCTAGACCAGAACCATCTGCCATTCTTGGCGCGGTATGCAATCCGACGGCCGTATCTCCGCCAAATCCTTCACCCGGAGCTCCTCTTGGTGCCACATGCAAACCAACTGCCGTCTGAGATGAGGTTCCAGCAGATAGTGAAGTTCTGTAAAGAATCTTGAATTCATTAGTGCTTTGGTCTCCATCTCCAGAACCATCAGCATCTCTTGGTGCAGTGTGTAATCCATTAGAAGAGTCTGAGCTCTGACCAGAACCGTCTGCACTTCTAGGTATTGTCCTAAGCTGGTTTGAAGTCTGAGAGCTAGTTCCATTTGAACTTGCGGTTCGTGGCGCGGTATGTAATCCGACGGCCGCATCCCCGGCAGTAGAACCACCTGACGCAAGTCCTGTTCTAAGTTTTCCAAACTTAATTGAAGTGGATGATGAAGATTGTCCGCTTGCTGAACCGGTTCTCAGCAATATGTTTATTTCTTCCGAAGAAGACGAACCGGCAGCTGCACCTGATGCGTTTCGCAGGTGGGTGTGTAGCGTGACTGAGCTCTCACCGCCAAGACCGCTTGCGGAAGCAGCTCTTAGTGAAGAGTGGAGAATTGTTGCCGAATCACCAGCAGTAGCAGAGCCCGAACCTTGAGCGGTTCTCAGGTTTGAATGAACGATTGAGTTATTTGATGTACCAGAACCGCTAGCTGAAGCAGTTCTGAGATGCGTATGAAGGGCTAGAACAAATGAGTCGCCGTTTCCTGAACCGGTGACACTTCTTGGTGAGATGATAAGTCGTACTGCAGACTCGCTTGATTCTCCATCTGCGCTTGCCGTTCTTGGAGCAGTGTGCAATCCAGTTGCAGTTGAACCGCTTGTTGCCGAGCCTGAAGCAGAAACGACAGCCGTTCTAACCCTCGTTGACGATTCGCTTGATTCACCAGAACTGGATGCGCTCCTAGGTGCAGTGTGTAGTGCTATTGCGGCGTCACCAGCAGTTGCACCACCTGACGCGGTTGCACTTCTAAGGAATGTTATTACTTCACTTAGATTGCTTGAAGAGCCGGTTCCGTTTCCTGTTGCGCTTCGTGGCGCCGTATGTAGACCAGCAGATGTGCTGTTTCCATCTGCTGAGGCAGAAGCCGTTCTTGGCGCGGTATGGAGACCGATTGCTTGGTCTCCGGCTGTTGCAGAACCAGAAGCAGTAGCACCTCGTAGCAGGGTGTGAAGAGAGACAACAGCCTGCCCTGATGTAGCAGATGCCGAAGCGGTTCTTGGTACTGTACGTAGTTGTGATACAGACGAAGAACCGGTTGCCGTAGCAGAGGCAGTCTCCGATACTGTTTTAAATCCTACATAGAACGACGACGTCCCTCGGAATGGCTCCGAGAAACTAATTATCTCTTGTTCATCCATGAGGGGTTACTCCCCTTGTGGACTAGTTAAGTGTCAGTGTAAGAGCGGTGATTTCAAAAGTGTCACCTGCAGTGACAGCAGCAGATGAAGAAAGAGCGCCGTACCAGAGTGGATTGCCGCCAGTTTCCGCATCCCACATTGACCAGTGTGTATATGTTTCTGTTGCGGCAACAAGGGTCCATTCAGCTCCTGCTGAAGTTTTTGTGCCAACCCCGGAGACAGTGCTAGCGGCATTAAAAGTAACAGCCTTGCGGGTTGTCTCTACTGCTGGGTTTGCTGTTCCGTCTTCGCCTGGGTCCCCAAGATGTAGCTTAAGGAACGTAACAGAAGCCGAGTAAGCTTGACCCGAACCATCCAAGGTATCGAGTAGCTGGAGTTCTAAATAATTTGAAATTGACATATCAATGATACCTTTTTGCTAGGGGCCGGTTAATACCGCTTGCTACAAGAATACACCTAAGGCGTGAACTCTATTTGAACAGTTAGGTCCATTCCTGGGTTGAGTGAACCAACAGTGTCAACGTCAACCGTGATGTAGTCACCAGTAGTGAATTCTGTGATATTTGGAGTAGATGTTGACACTAGTGTTTGGCCAGCGAAAATTTTTGGCCTATTTGCTTGGGTCGTGAAAACAGTTGTTCCATTTTTATTCACATCTATGGTTATGTCGGCACCAGTTGGGGCTGTTCCTACAGATGCCCTGACATTTCCAAGAGTTATGGGGCCTGGTATGTAAAACTTTGCGCGTCCAGTTCCAACACTTAGAGTCCCTGGAACCGTGAAAATCTGCACTTGATAGGTGAACTGCTGAACGCCAGGGGCGCGAGTGGTTGTAATGAGAACCCTGTTTGGGGTTTCGGTAGTTATTACCTGAACTATATTTTCCGTCATCGCGTCACCTCTGGTGAGAGTACGAATTCGCCTTGGAGTATTCTGTCAACTTCATTTGTGGGCGAAATTATCTCAATGTCGTAAACACCAGATGTCAAAATCGACCTTGTATCTTCAGCGCGCATAAACAGGGTGATTGTCCCATCTTCTGGGTCTGGGTTCCCAAGCGTAATTCTGAAGGTTGACAGGTTTTCGGTTGTTAATTCAGCTATTTTTGTTGCTGAATCAACGTATTTCCTGACCTGCATTCTTGCCGTGTAGCCAGTCAGGTCCCAAACGAGAAACTCTGGGCAGACTTCTGGGTTGGCGCAATTAGCTGGGTAATCCGGATTCGTGTATTGCAGTGTCAGTTGAAGGTCAAAAGTTGACCCTTGCTGACAAGTAATGTTGTATCTTCCTGCAACCATTGACACGTGTTTTCTCCATTCATACGCCTAAAAAATTGTAGATGAGATAACGCCGCTTTGGGTATACCCGTATTTAGAGGACTGAACCAGAATCCTTATTTGGTCCAACCTTCTTAAGTCCGAGAGCTGCAGCAATTGACAAAGCCAAAGCTGTAACGCCAACCTTAAGGTTGTCGGTCTTTGTAAGTGAATCAAAGTCCAATCCAGCAGCCATTGCTGAACCCAACCAGCCTGTCAAGAAAGCCATTACTGCTCTTTCAGCTGTATCTTTGATGAATTTCGTGCTCATGATGTTCTCCAGACAGCGACCGCGTTGGTCGCTGTTACTATTTTACTCGCATTACGACTTCCTGTATGTCAAGGGATTACTTGCTAGTATCGCGCTATGGATAATCATGGCCTATACCCAATTATCGTTCTCCAGTCAAGATACCGCGGTACTTACGAAGGTGGAGAGTGGTTTGCTATTAGCGGTTTTGAAAATCTGTCTGGCGGTCTGATTGACTACCTAGAAGGTGACGATTGTGATGCAGTTGATTTCTGGGATGCCAAGCACGATTTTCCAATTGCTGTAGGAAGCACACCAAATGAAGCTGTCAATTTGTTGATAGCTAATTATTCAAATAGTGGAACAGACTCAATTCCATACAAAACGGTAATCAATTCAACATCGTTCAGTACCAACAGTCACTCAGATTTTAAAAACACACACATTGAACGCACTGGCTTTTACGAAAAAAGCATGGGGTTCGGTAGCGACTAATTAAATCTTTGCTAGATTTCATCAGTGCACAAAAAACGCAAACCGACAATAGGTTACATAACTGGAGACTGGGCGTGGGGGACTGACCCACTCCAGCCAAACGGTTGCGCTTGGTATAGATGCAAGCTACCAATGGACCAACTCAAAAAATTTGGATGGATGACTGGCCTCGGATTCCCTGGTTTCACGAATGAAAAAGGTTTCGGGTTGATTATCAATGATGGAAAAATAATCCACGGCTGGGACATCATCGTATTCAAACTCTTGATGCAAAGACAAGTCCTTGAATACATGCCACGGGCAAAAGAATTAGGACAAAAAATCGTTGTTGATATTGATGACTGGTTTGATGGTTTAGAACCAACAAATAGGGCATATGAGGCAACCGACCCAAAGAACAACCCAGATAACAACCGAGAAATTTATTCTGAAATAATAATGCGTGCTGACGCTGTCATAACTTCAACTCCGTTTTTGTATGAATACTATTCTGCAAAAAGAAGCAATGTTTATATGGTCCGCAATGGGATTGATATTGAGCGCTGGAAGCCAAGACGCATAACACAAAACCATAGGCTCAAGATTGGCTGGGTTGGTGCAACGCCGTGGCGTTCTGGCGACCTTGAACAGCTCTCCTCGTTTATGGGTCCATATCTCCAGAGCAGAAAAATGGTTTTTCATCATTCTGGCCACACGAGCAACGGCGCTCCAACTGCAGCTTCGCAACTGGGTATTCCGTCGAGCATTGTAAGAACCATGCCACTTGTTCCAATCGGTTCATACCCAAAGCTTTTTGAACCAATTGATATTGGGATTGTTCCACTTAGTAACGTCAAATTTAACCACGCTAAATCTTTTATTAAAGGACTTGAATACGCCGCAGCTGGTGTTCCGTTTATTTCTTCATACTCTCCAGAATACGAATATCTTGCAAAGGAAGGCGAGATTGGTCGCGTCGCATATAACGACGATGATTGGGCTTATCATTTTGATGAATTGCGCGATAGGCAATTGCGTGCTGACGAGGTGAGCCACAACCTTGAACGGCTACAAGATTTTACAATGACCGCTAGGGGCCCAGAGTGGGATTCAGTTTTTAAAAAAATACTTATTGATAATTTTAACGAGTCTGGTTCTGTTTGATGAACGATATAGCTTGGACATTTGGAATTATTACCGTATATGAGGATAATGCTCGTTTACTGGAAATATTATCCAGCATACGTCAATTGAATATTCCAGAGTATGAGATTTTGCTTGTTGGCGGTGGCGATTCAAGTGGGGTTGATGGCGAAGATATTGTAAAGATTGATTTTGACGAATCAATTAAGCCGCGATGGATTACTCGCAAAAAAAATATTCTTGTTCAAAATGCAAAGTACGAAAATATTGTACTAATGCATGACTATCACATCTTTGATTTGAAATGGTACGAAGAGTTTAAGTCATTTGGAATAGATTGGGAAATATGTTCCTGCCCTCAATATCTAGTTACTGGCGCCAGAAATCCAATGGACTGGTCATTATGGGACAAGCCGGGACACGGCAGAGCATGGTCGCTTGACTATAGCGACTGGACGCAGACTCAATACATGTACATATCTGGTGGATTCTTCATGATTAAAAAGCACGTCATGATTGAGGAACCTCTTGATGAATCGCGCGGGTGGAACGAAGAAGAAGATGTTGAGTGGTCAATGCGTGTGCGCAACAAATACGTAATGAAGTGCAACGGAAATAGCATTGTCCGTCACAACAAGTGGCATAGACACGCAGGGCCCAATCCAAATGAAAAATAACTTTCTTGTCATCTTTGACCTTGATGGGGTTCTGATTGAATCACGAGAAGTTCACTACGATTCGCTAAATATCGCTCTAAGTCGAATTGGACAAGAGTATGTTATTTCCGAAGAAGAGCACCTATCCAGATATGACGGTCTTGGAACAACAACAAAACTAAAGATGCTCACTGAGGAAAAGGGTTTACCAGAGTCAGCGCATCAACAGGTTTGGGAAGATAAGCAAAAAGCCACTCTCCAAATACTTTCAGGTTTTCCCAAAAACTATATAGCCATTGACATAATGCAGACGCTTAAGGAAAAGGGTTGGCGAATAGCTGTTGCATCAAATGCCATAAGAGACACTGTTATTACGGCACTAGATGCAATTGGTGTGCTCAAATATGTCAGTTACATAATGAGCAATGAAGATGTAAGGAACCACAAGCCGCACCCAGAGATGTATTGGCAATGCATGGTTTCACTTGATGCATCACCTGCAAATACTATAATTATTGAGGATTCTCATATCGGCAGAGAAGGGGCGCTTAGTTCGGGAGCAAACCTACATGCAATAAAGAACGCCAGTGACTTGAACAAAGAACGTTTAATGCGCTTTGTTGATGAAATAGAGACAAGAGGCAAGAAGCCTGTTGCATGGAGGAACGAAAAAATGAATGTTTTGATACCAATGGCTGGAGCTGGTTCACGCTTTGCACAGGCTGGATATACGTTTCCAAAACCGCTAATCGAAGTTAACGGGAAGCCAATGATTCAAGTTGTTGTTGAGAACTTGAATATTGATGCTCACTTCATATTTCTTGTTCAAAAAGAACATTACGAGAAATACAATCTAAAACAAGTATTAGGACTTATCAAGCCAGGCTGCGACATTGTTTTAGTTGATGGAATGACCGAAGGTGCTGCATGCACGACGCTTTTGGCATCTGGTCTAATAGATAACGACGAACCATTATTGATGGCAAACTCCGACCAGATAGTGGACTGGAAT